GGGTAAATTCCCGCCGGATTGGCTGCCCTTGAATAATTGCTCTCACATCAGGCATGAGAATATCAAGACTTACAAAGACGCAAAGGCGCGTTCAGTTATCCCCGCGCAACTCTGCCAGCATGTCGTGAGTGCTTGCATTCTCAGCAGGGGAGCTCAATTATCTATGCTCGGTGACTTCGATGAATAGACGAGATATGAAGAAACGAGTCTATATTGAGCTGGCACATTTCCTCGGTCGTCGATACCGGGATTGGTCGTCGATGCCTAACTTCTTTGAGGAGCTTAATTTGTTCACCTTTCGAGATGTTGAGGCCACGCAGGCTGAGGAAAATAGACTTCAATCAGTAATTACTGAAATGGTAATTGAGTTCTTTGAGAGGGGTAAAAAATGAACAGAAAATTGTCCATTCCTGAACCGAAGTGCCTTTCCAGCCCCCTATGGGGGGTAAAAAGGGCCTCTTACCTGGAGCTTCAAGGAAGATCTACGCCGAAAGCTTGAGCCCACAAATCAGCGGTTGATGTAGGCGCGTCGGGGTCCGTGTATGGTTGTCCTTCAGCGGTGATGCCGAACGCATTCGCCCACACTTCAGCCTGGGCTTGAATCCGAGCTACTTCTTCGGGTGTCTGTGGTTCTCGACCTAGGCCAAGATAACCCCACAACCCTTCTTCACCGTACTTGTCCTTGTTTGCCTTCCACCAAGTTCGTACTTGCTCAACAATGCCTCCAAGGTCATTTGGTGTGCCCCATAGGATTTCAAGGCCCGTTGCCATCTCTATCAGCGTGATCGCTAGATACAGCTTCTTCCAGTCTAGGAGATAGCCTAATGCTTCTGAATACTTGTCTAGGGCTTGGGCCCTCATTACGGGAGCCAGGTGCGTTCTTTCCCATGAACCAAGCTCATATCGGACAGTTTTCACGCTTGAGGGCTTGGTTCGGGGCAAAAAGCATCACAAATCACTCATTACACCATAGACGCCCGAATAGAAAGCGGCGGCATTAGAGAGATTAGTTGAAGCAATCACGACTGAACAAGGACCGGGGATCTCCGTATTGCCAGATGGCATCACGCCTTGATTGAGCCATTGGGCTTGCATGGAGGCGGTTGAATTGCCTTTCGCGTTCGTTGCAATACAGATCATACCCTGCCCCCCATCAATCGCTACATCATGCACAGATAGAGAAGCAGGGATAATGATGAGCTGGTAATTCTCGCCGGTATCACCGCCCCAATAAGAGCAGGCGGCGATTGTGAGTTTTCGGCCTTCCGGCACACCAAAGAAAAAGAAGCCTTTAGCCGCATCACTTCCGGCAGGGAGTTCGCCTAATGCAAAGAATGGTTCAGGATTGTGCATCCTGTCACCGCTTTTCGGCCCATCTAACTATCTCACGCATGCGCTTAACGCCCATGAGCTCGGAGTCAAAGAGAAGTTTAGCAGACTTCTTGACGGCGGCCTTTTCACTCGCGCTCATAATCTTGAGCCTGGCGCGAGCTCGTTTTGAAAGAGCCATTATGCGTCCACCCTGAACACCATTCTTGAATTCAGGGCGACCGGGATTCGGCAGGGTTGGAACGTCGCCGCACAATCGCCCGCGCTCGCATTAAAGGCCGTAGTTCCGATTGGAACCCCGGACCCGTCGAGGACATAAACGGGCGTCGTGAGTTCGGCGTCATTCGCCCCTGCTACCGCGAAAATATGGGTAATAATTCTGCCCTGTAATGTCAAGCCCAAACTCTGATTATCGAGAACGCTGACGAATTCTTGCTCGCCAGCTCCAGAAGGAGTGACCGCGAACACATGATATTCGCCGTTTGAGCATGCCACAGACACGGCGGCGGTCCTCGATGACCCGGCGTTCACCATCGCTTGAATTGAGTCGCCGGAAGCGATGAGTTTCGGATAAGGCAGAGCTGCCGGGAGTCCACAGTTGCCGCCGGAAGTTCCAGCACCCCCGCCGATGGGAAGGGCTAATTTTATTTTTCCAGCTGATTGAACGTAGCAGAATGAGAAGTCATTTTCTGCTTGTAGTCCCGCTTGAGAAGCGACGAAGTTTCCATGTTGCTGAGTGGCAAACGTTCCAAAAACTTGGACCGATCCGACCATAGAAGCGTCGGTTTCTATCGCGTCCAAAGTCGCCTCGGTCGTTGCCGCATTCGTTAGGGGAACCACGTTGCCGCGATTTGAAAGCACTGTGCCATAACAATTTACATTTGCCATTTAATCACCATTTTACAGACGGATGCCAGCTCCAAGGACGGGCTTAATCAAATTTCTTTGAATACTCGAAAGTGGTCGCCTTAAAAGTCGGCGGCCGATGCGGAATGAAACCGAGGTTGAGAACGCTGCCAGGCTCATTGGCAAAAGATTGCTTTTGAAATTGGAGGCAACGGTAGCAAGCGCCAGGCTCGGATTTTGCATCATATCCGTGAGCGAAATTTCACCGACTCCGACGGGTTGAGAATAAGTCGTAATGCCTCCAATAGTTTCACCGGGGCCAATTCCTATATCGCCCTCGCCAGTGAAGAATGAAATTATCCCTGAGCCCGTAGTGCCCCGCATGAGGATCTCGCCGTAAATTGTAGCTTCCAGCGCATTGAGAATACTGAAAGATGAACGTCGGCGTCTTGTCGCCTTTTTCTTCGCCATAACCAACCCGGCGGAGTCGGTAGGATATAATCGTTGATATTTTATTCACCGGAAAATTTACCGCTTTCATCTTTGAGGATTTCCAACGCCCCGGCGGGTTTCTTCACCGAACCGGCCAGCATTTGAGCTATCGCAGCCTGGACGGGGTTGATAGGCTCCATTGATGGCATTCCTTCGGCAATAACTTTGGCGATTGCTGATGCGATCTTCGAGTCCAAAGTGATTAACGACAGCTGAACGCGATTATTCATGATGACGAAGCATAATATCATCAAAAACCCATGCACTAAGACCAAACCACCTACTACGGGGAGCCAATCCATACTCCAACCCGACCCCAACCCGGTCCTTAAACGTATTTTTTGAGCCTGAGAGAGAGAGAGAGAGAGAGAGAGGTATAGGTATAGAGGTAGTAGTAGTGATAATAATTGCTAAAAGAGACATGTTTTAGCAATTGTTAAAGGTATGAGCCACCTAGGGTCATTATGGCGCGACAGAAGAAGGACTATCCCCGCCGGGCTTTAAGCTCGGACAATTACCGAACCGACAAATGGTTGATGGATATATTCGAGGGATGGTATGACCCATGCCCGTTATGTCCTGAAGATGAATTGATTGAAAACGGACTTAATGTGCATTGGGCCAGTCGAGGAAGCCAGGTCTTCGTGAATCCCCCCTACTCAAACCCGCTTCCTTGGATAAAGGCGGCGATAGAGGAAAAGTCACTAACTCCTGAAATGACTATTGTTATGCTTCTAAAGCACGACTCATCAACCGAATGGTTTCGCCTACTTCATGAATCAGGAGCTCATTTCTTGATGGTCAATAAACGCTTGAAACATGAGACCGGCCGGTCTGCCGCGTTTCCTTCTGTGTTGGTGGTTCTATGAAGCATTTTGAGAGCTACAAGAGAAAGAAGAAGACCTGTATCGAATGCGAAGAACCGATCATAAGTGGGTGGCGGTGGCATCCTTCGGGATTGTGTAGGACATGCTATGATACCTTCAAACAAAGATTGAGGGATAACGAAGTTCAGGGAAGTGAATGAATGAGAAAAGATTGGATAATCAAAAGCGTTAGCATTGAACCCAAAGACGCAGTCATTATCAGAGCTCAAGGAGAGGGGTTCAACCTCTCTGCCTTTGTTCGTGAGTGTCTGCGTAGGTTAGAAAATCATCAAAAGACAGCATCTCATATTCATCGGCAGCCAGGTATTCAAGAAAGGAACGGATTTTGTATGCCTCAGAGTGCATGCCCGAAATGCTGGCCCGATGGAGCGCCCATCATGTCGAATTGGCATCTATTCAGGGGAAAGAACCCCGCAGCTCCTACGCAACCCTATGAAGGCCCGGAAGTCGCTAATATTGCCTGGCTTAAGGCCACGATTGAAACGCCGTTTGATATTACCGCCATAGAAGCGAAAGGAAATGCCAAACCTAAAGCCAAGGCAAAATCTCGAAGATTTAGAAGGTGGTGGAGGCGATGAAACTTCGGTGCTCATTCTGTAAAATAATTTTTGACTGCCCCGACTTTGAAGCGGTAGCTGCCATACAGAATCAACAATGCTTCATTACCCGTAGGGGAGTCACTCACAAACTCTCAGAGGTTCCCGTATGAGTAAGACAGCATTCCTCGAGCTATTCTCAGGGAGCCAGGTCATGAGTAGAGCTGCAGAAGGTTATCCAAATTTCGCCGGTCGCACCTTCACTGTGGATATTGACGCATCAACCATGCCGGACCTAGTCGCAGACATTCTTGATCTTCAGCCTGGCGATATACCCCTCTGCCCGCACAATCCTCTTACGGTTGTATGGGCGTCACCCGATTGCACCCAATGGAGCTGGGCAAGGGGCGTGAAGAATGAGTTTAGGGCGTCAAACCCCAACCCGCTCTCAGAAGACGCTCTAAGCGCGGTTAAATTGGTCAAGCATACCCTATACCTCATCGAGCAGCTCGACCCGACATATTGGTTTCTTGAAAATCCGTTTCATGGAGCTTTGAAAGACCAGGCTTTCATGCGGAAATATGCCTATCACGATGTGACGTATTGTAGTTATGATTATCCGTTCCAAAAGAAGACTAGAATTTGGGGTAAATTCCCGCCGGATTGGCTGCCCTTGAATAATTGCTCTCACATCAGGCATGAGAATATCAAGACTTACAAAGACGCAAAGGCGCGTTCAGTTATCCCCGCG